CATTCACTAAGACTGTATGCTAGAGGAGAGCAGTCAATACAAAAATATAAGGACGAGTTATCTATTAATGGTGATTTGTCCTATCTTAATTTAGACTGGAAGCCTGTTCCTATCATATCTAAATTTGTAGATATAGTTGTTAATGGTATATCAGAAAGAACTTATGATATAAAAGCTTTTTCTCAAGATCCATTTGGCGTTGCTAAAAGAACTCAATACATGGACGATATACTAGCTGATATGCGTACTAAAGAGTTGGCTTCGTTTATTGAGGAAAACATGGGTATTAATGTTAGAAAAAACGATCCCGAAACTCTTCCAGAAACAGAAGAAGAGTTACAACTTCATATGCAGTTAACTTACAAGCAAGCTGTTGAAATGGCAGAAGAGCAAGCTTTAAACGTTTTACTAGAGGGAAATAGGTACGAACTTACTAAGAAAAGATTTTATAGAGATTTAACAGTTTGTGGAATTGGATGTGTTAAAACCACTTACAACAACTCTGAAGGAGTAACTGTAGATTATGTTGATCCAGCAAACCTCGTGTATTCATATACTGAAGATCCTTACTTTGAAGATATATATTATGTTGGAGAGGTAAAAAGCATTCCTATAAATGAATTGGTTAAACAATTTCCTGACATGACGGTTGCTGAACTAGATGACATAATAAAAAACCCTACATACAACACCTCTAACTATAGTAATAACGTTTCAAGTAGAAATGGTATAGATCCAAACCAAGTTCAAGTTTTGTATTTTAATTTCAAAACATATCAAAATGAAGTTTATAAAATAAAATCTACAAGTAGTGGAGCTTTAAAGGCAATACCAAAAACAGATACTTTTAATCCACCTGAGAATTTAGACGGTGACTTTACAAAACTAGACAAAGCAATTGAAGTTTTGTATGAAGGAGCTATGATACTTGGCACTGACAAACTTTTAAAATGGCAATTAGCAGAAAATATGATTAGGCCTAAAAGCGATTATACTAAAGTTAAAATGAATTATTCTATTGTTGCACCTAGAATGTATAAGGGCAAGATAGATTCAATGGTAAAAAGAATAACTGGCTTTGCTGACATGATTCAGCTTACACATTTAAAACTTCAACAAGTATTGTCTCGCATGGTTCCAGACGGTGTTTATTTAGACGCTGATGGTTTAGCTGAAGTTGATTTAGGTAATGGTACAAACTACAATCCACAAGAAGCTTTAAATATGTTTTTTCAAACAGGTTCTGTTATTGGTAGGTCATTTACTTCCGAAGGAGATCAGAACCCAGGAAAAGTGCCTATTCAAGAAATACAATCAGGTTCTGGCGGGCAGAAAATGCAAGCTCTTATAGGTAACTATAATTACTATTTACAAATGATAAGAGATGTAACTGGTTTAAACGAAGCCAGAGATGGTAGTATGCCAGATAAAAACGCTTTAGTTGGTGTACAAAAATTAGCAGCAGCAAATTCAAACACAGCAACAAGACATATACTCCAAGCTGGTTTGTTTATAACACAAGATGTGGCGGAACAACTTTCTCTTAGAATATCTGACATAATAGAGTACTCTCCAGCTAAAGAAGCTTTTATAAACGCTATAGGAGCTCACAATGTTGCAACTCTTGAAGAAATAAAAGAATTACATCTTTATGATTTTGGTATATTTATAGAGCTTACACCTGATGATGAGGAAAAAGCCATGCTTGAAAATAATATTCAAATGGCTTTACAGCAGCAGCTTATAGAACTTGCAGATGCTATTGATCTTAGAGAGATTAAAAATATTAAACTTGCGAATCAGTTGTTAAAAATACGTAGAGAAAAAAAATTAGCTAAAGATCAAGCCATGCAACAGCAAAACATTCAAGCACAATCGCAAGCTAATATACAAGCTCAACAAGCTTCTGCTCAAATGGAAATGCAAAAACAACAAGCTATGGCACAAGCAGAAGGTCAATTAGAGCAAATGAAAGCTCAACTTGATGCTCAAAAACAAGCTCAAGAAGTAATGTACAAAAAAGAACTTATGCAAATGGAGTTTCAAATGAACATGCAGTTAAAAACTATGGAAGCTGATGTAGCTAAATCAAAAGAAACACAGAAGGAAGATAGAAAAGACGAAAGAACAAAAATTCAAGCAACCCAACAAAGTGAAATGATTGACCAAAGAAATAACGGTAAAGCACCTAAAAACTTTGAGTCTGCAGGTAATGATACTATAGGTGGCGGGTTTGATTTAGGTTCATTTGATCCTAGATAAACAATTATTAACTATTATATTATATTATGGCAAAACAAGAAAAAGAAGGAAAATTAAAAATGAAACCTATAACTTCATCAGAAAACACAAAAGATGAAGTAACTAAAGTAGATTTAAATAAAAAACCAGAAGAAACTGTAGAAGAAGTTGTTAAAGTAGATTTAAACAAACCAATAGAACCAAAAGAAGATGAAATTAAAGAAGATAACCCTGTCGACGAGGGAGTGGCTGGAGTCGATGAAAATGCCGATGCCACAGAAAAACAAGAAGAAGTACAGTCGGAAGAACAAGCACAAGAAGAAACACCAGTATTAGAAGAGGTAACTGAAGAAGAAGTTGTTGAAGAAGCAAAAGAACTTACAGAAGAAATAGAAGATGCTAAAATAGAAGCTCAACAAACTGGTAAAGCAATACCTGAAAATTTACAGAAAGTTATAGATTTCATGGAAGAAACTGGAGGCAACTTAGAAGATTACGTGCGTCTTAACCAAGATTTTTCTAATTATGATGATATGACAATACTTAGAGAGTACTACAAACAAACAAAATCTCATTTAGATTCTAGCGAAATAGAATTCTTAATTGAAGACTCATTCTCGTTTGACGAGGAAGTTGATGAAGAAAGAGATATTAAAAAGAAAAAAATAGCGTTAAAAGAGCAAGTTGCCAACGCTAAAAGCCACTTAGACGGGCAAAAGTCTAAATACTATGAGGAAATCAAAGCTGGGAGCAAGTTGACTCCTGATCAGCAAAAGGCAATGGATTTTTTTGATAGATACAACAAAGACAACAAAGAAAGTCAAAAGTTACAACAACAGCAGACCAATACTTTTAAAATGAAAACCCAGGAAGTTTTTAATGAAAAATTCAAAGGTTTTAATTATAACGTAGGCGATAAGCAGTATAGGTTTAACATCAACAATGCTGATGAGGTTAAAGAAACTCAAGGTGATATTAATAATTTTGTCAAGAAGTTCTTGAATAAAAATAATGAAATGTCAGATGCTAAGGGTTATCATAAATCTTTATTTACAGCTATGAATGCTGATAAAGTTGCTAGTCATTTTTACGAACAAGGTAAAGTAGATGCTTTAAAAAATAGTGTTGCAAAAGCCAAGAACGTAAATATGGATCCTAGACAATCATTTAAAAATGAAAATACTAGTGGTTCTTTTAAAGCTAGAGTATTAACTGAAGACACTCCTGTTAAATTTGGATTTAAAAAAACAAAATAATAATTTAAAAAAAATAAAAAATGTCAACAATTACTCCTGGAGGCCTACTGAACTCAGTACCGGCTCCAGTTAAACAAACAACAGCAGGTTCGTTCTTAGATATAAGAAGTAGCGGATGGGCTCAACAATATTTACCAGAATTAATGGATGCGGAAGCTGAAGTTTTTGGTAATAGAACAATTTCAGGTCTTTTATCAAGAATGGGCGCTGAAGAAGCAATGGCTTCAGATCAAGTAGTTTGGTCAGAACAAGGTAGACTACATATAGATGTTTCTGGAAATATGGCTTTTTCAGGTGCAGGAGCTAATTTAGTAGCTACAGTAACAACAGCAGCAGCTACAGGTGTTAGAGTTGGAGATGTTGTAGTTATACATCAAGCAGCTAAAGGTGAGCTAAAATGTTACGTTACGGCAACTGCTAGTGACACTACTTACGCTATAGTGCCTTACGCAAAAGCTACAGTAAACACAGCGGGTGGTGTAGTAATGGTTGCTGGTGCTGTAAAAGGATTCGTTTTTGGTTCTGAATACAAAAAAGGAACTGGTGCTCCAGCTTCAGCTATAACTCCAAGTTTTAAATCTTTTGAAAACAGACCAGTTATCATGAAAGATCTTTATGAGATCAATGGTTCTGATGCTTCTCAAATTGGTTGGGTTGAAGTTTCTGGTGAAGATGGACAAAACGGTTACTTATGGTACTTAAAAGCTGAAGGTGATACTAATGCTCGTTTTAACGACTACTTAGAGATGATGTGTGTTGAATCTGAGCTAAACGCTTCTGTAACTACTACTGGTACTGCCAACACTGTTTTTGACGAGTTAGGTGTAAGATCTGGTACTGAAGGTTTATTTGCTGCGGTAAAATCAAGAGGTAACTCTATTGATGGTGTTGCTGCTGATAGTAATGCTGACGCTTTAGCTGCTTTTGATTTAATTCTTAAGGAATTTGACAAGCAAGGTGCTATTGAAGAAAACATGCTTATGGTAAACAGAAAATTATCTCTTAAATTTGACGATATGCTTTCTGAAGTAGGACCAAACGCTACTGGTTCTGGATTTGGTTTATTTAACAATTCTGAATCAATGGCTCTTAACTTAGGGTTCACAGGATTTAGAAGAGGTACTTACGATTTTTACAAGTCTGACTGGAAATACCTAAATGATATCACTTTACGTGGTAACTTTGGAGATGGAACAGGGGCTATTGAAGGTCTTATGATACCAGCTGGAACTTCTAATGTTTATGACCAAGGAATGGGTAAAAACATAAGACGTCCTTTCTTACACGTTAGATACAGAGCTTCTCAAACTGAAAGCAGAAAATTAAAAACTTGGATCACTGGATCTGTTGGAGCTACAACTTCACAGCTTGATGTGATGGAAGTTAATTATTTATCTGAAAGATGTTTAGTAACTCAAGGAGCTAACAACTTCATGTTATTTACTAGATAATAACAACATTAAAAGAACCGGGGCTTCGGCCTCGGTACTTTTATTTTATTAATTTATATTATATTATATTATGGCAACAAAAACAAAAACAAAAACAAAAGACTCGTACCAAGGAGATCCTGGAGATGAGCATGTAGAAAAAGTAGTAACGGTTAAGGAAATTCCTAAACCTAAAAAAGAAATATGGGAAATAAAAGATAGGACGTATTTACAAAATGAACCACATGGTTTAACACACACACTAACTGGAACTTCTTATTGGTTTGATAAAGAAAAAGGGTATAAAAGGCAAGTTAAAATTACTAAAAATCAATTAACTCCTTTTGTAGATGAATTTAAAGGTGATGTTATTTTAGATCATGTAACATTTAGAGATGGTGTTTTAGTTGTTCCTAAAGAAAATGTTGTTTTACAAAAAATACTATCTTTATACCACGAGTCTATTGGTAATAAGTATTACGAATACAACTCTGTAGAAGAGGCAACTGATGAACTAGAAGATTTAAACTTAGAGCTTGATGCTTTAGTAGCAGCTAGAAATCTTGATGTAGATATGATGGAGGCTATTATGAGAGTAGAACTTGGTTCAGCAGTATCAGAGATGAGTTCTAAGGAGCTTAAAAGAGATTCGCTGTTGTATGCTAAGCAAAACCCTCAATTGTTCTTAGATTTATTAAAAGATGATAACATTCAGCTTAGAAACTTTGGAATAAAAGCAACTGAAATGGGTTTGTTAAATATATCACAAGATCAAAGAACATTTACCTGGGGTTCGAACGGTAGAAAGCTATTAAATATACCATTTGATGAGCATCCATATTCAGCTTTAGCCGCTTGGTTTAAAACTGATGAGGGCATGGAGGTTTATAAAACTATTGAAAAACAATTGAAGTAAAAACCTTGTAGAAGCAGTCGCTCTTCGGGGCGATTGCTAACTACAAATTAAAAAGAAATTATGGCAGTAAACGTAGATACAGTATATCAAAGAGTATTAGCTATAGCTAATAAAGAACAAAGAGGATATATAACTCCTCAAGAGTTTAATCTATTTGCCAACCAGGCTCAAATGTCTATTTTTGAGCAATATTTCTACGACCACAACCAGTTTGGTAGACTTCCTGGTAACAGCTCTACATATTCTGACATGATACCTTTGTTAGAAGAAAAAATGTTTATATTTAAAAAAAGACATCAGCCAATAACTATAGTTAATAATTTTGGCGATGGTGTTTTGCCAACGGATGTTTATAGGTTAGGTATGGTTATGAGATATACTTTGACAAACGACACGTTATCAAAACAATCCATCACGGAGATTGAGCAAGTGACAGAAGAGGAGTACGCTTATTTATCAGCCACTCCTTTAGCTAAGCCTACAAAATACAGGCCTATATACATAAGAAAAAATGCAACAACAATAAAAATATACCCTTACGGTGAAGATGTTGGAAATGATAACGCAGCAGTGTTAAGACCTTCTCAAACTGGACAGTCTCAGTTTGGTGGTCAGTTTAATCAATTTAATGCCGTAGGTGTTACACCATTAATTGGCTCTGGTCAAGCAGTAGCTAGTAAAACACAATTTTTCACTCCAAACGCTAGCTCTGCATCTATAAAAGTTGGTCAAATAGTAACAGGTACTAATGTTTTAACAGTACCTCCAACAACAGTTGTTAGCGTGGATCATGGTCCATTATCACAACCAACAACCGTAGGTAACATTGCTACAGAGACAAGTGAAATGGTAGTTTCATCAGCAACAAATATAAAGATTGGCCAATTAATAGTTAGCTCTGGTGCTAACGCTTTTTCACCTTTGTCTGTAGTCACAGGTGTTCAAGGATCTGCAGTTTATTTTTCTCCACCAACAATAAATGCTAACGCAACCAACGGTACAACGATAAACTTTTTTACAACTGTTGTTTTTAATCAACTTCCAGCAGCCGCGTTATCTTTTAATGCGCCAATAACATTTAGTGAAAATAGTCTTTCTTACTTAGAGGAAGGTATGACTGTTTCAAACTCCGCGCTTGCAGACGGTACAACTGTACTGTCAATAATAGGTAGTAAAATAACTCTTTCTAACGACTTTACCGCTGGTGGAAATAGAACTTTAACTTTTTCTTCAGACGATATAAAGTGTAATTACATTAGAAAACCAATAGACGTGTCTTGGGGTTACAGTTTAGTTAACAACGCGGCGTTGTATTTATCTTCTAACTCAACCAACTTTGAACTTCACGAATCAGAAGAAACTTCTTTAGTTATGAAAATTTTAAGTTTAGCGGGTATAGCTATAAAAGACCCTTCTATATACCAGATTGCAGTTTCAGAAGAACAAAGAACCTTACAACAAGAAAAACAATAATAAATGGCACTACTAGATCAAACACCTCAACAATATTACAGTACAGAATCTCCATCTGCTTTTGGTAACTATGCTTTTGTTTCTCTTGAAGATATTATAAGTAATTTTTTAATGTCATATGTAGGAGAAGATAAAATAATATCAAAAATAAAAAGATCTGACATAGCTTTTCACGCGCAAAGAGCAATACAGGAGTTGAGTTATGATACTTTTAAATCTACAAAGTCTCAAGAGATTGTCTGCCCTCCTTCTTTAACTATGATGCTACCACAAGATTATGTTAACTATGTTAAAATGAGTTGGTCAGATAAAAGTGGTGTTGAGCATGTTATATATCCTATATCGGTAACTGGAAACCCCACTTCTATAATACAAAACGGTGAAAACTATTCTTTTAACGCAACAACTGGCCAAATAAATACTAATGCTAATTCAAAAACTTGGGATAACTTTAAATCAACAACAAATACAAATGTTAACGAACAAGATTACGACTGGGATACTGATAGGTTTGATTTGAACCAAGGCATGAGATATGGTTCAAACCCAGAATACAATAATGTTAATGGCTACTTCTACATAGACCCAAAGACAGGAAGAATACACTTTAGTAATGGACTAACAGGTAAAACTATAGTGTTAAAATATATAAGCGACGGGCTAGGAACTGACGCTGAAATTGTTGTTCCAAAACTAGCTGAAGACGCTATGTACAAGTGTATAGCATACGGTATAATGTCTACAAGACGTAATGTGCAAGAGTATATAATTAGAAGATACCAAAAAGATAAGTTTGCTGCTGTAAGAAAAGCTAAACTAAGACTTTCAAACTTAAAACAAGAAGAACTAACTCAAATACTTAGAGGTAAATCTAAACAAATAAAACACTAGCGCATGCCTGAGATTAAAAATACTTTCACGTCGGGAAAGATGAACAAAGACCTTGACGAAAGACTTGTTAAAAATGGAGAGTACAGAGACGCTATGAATGTAGATGTTTCAGCCTCTACAACGGACAACGTGGGTTCTGTTCACAATTCTTTTGGTAACGTCAGAAAAGATACTACTAACATAGTTGGGGGTTTTTGTGTTGGTTCTTGTGTTGATAAACAATCTCAAACTGTAATATGGTTTATAAGTGGTACAACTTATGACGCTATAGCTCAGTATGATCCTTCTTCTCAGGTTTCATTTCCAATATTAGTTTCTAAAAAAGAAGGACAAGATGGCGCTTTTTTAAAATTTAACAACAACCGTTTAATAACAGCTATAAATGTTATGGACGGTTTTTTATATTGGACTGATGGCTATTCAGAGCCAAAAAAAGCAAACATAGCTAGATGCAGATCTGGTGTAGCTTCATCAAACCCTTGGTCAACACCTACTAAATTTAAAAGAAAAAACGGAACTATAAGTGGTGATATTTTAGAAAAGCATTTAACAATAATAAAAAGATATCCCGTGTCAGCACCAGACATAGTGCTTTCAAATAGCTCTAGAGATGGTCTATCACTTTCTTCTGTTACAATTCCAACCAACACTTCTTTTGTTGACAATGATTTTGGTGATGGAAGCAACGACAAACTATCAAACATATACACTAGAGGTTCTGGTACTAGAATAATACCCTACCAAGATATTAGCCTTATAGTTGATTCTGCCGTAACAGCTTCTTACAACAGTACAACAATAACAATTAGAACAAGTGGTGCTTGGGACGAGTATTTATGGCAGTCTATTTCTAGTGATTGGTATTTTACAGCAAGTTCAACGGGCGGAACTGCTAATACAAAATACGAGCAAGTAACATCTATTGATTACGATGCTCATACTATAACCGTTGCAAATGGAGTTAACGTAAATATAGATGCTGGCCAAACTATAGTGTTTACTGCTTTTACAGAGGCTTATAATAACTATTCTTTTTTTACTTATAAGGACTCAGCTGGAGACGTAATTTTAAAACCTCCAGGAACAAGCTCAACCTCAACGCAAGTAAAAGACGGTGGAGTGTTAGGTGATGGTTCTGGTGTTAATATAATAGTAGATTCTAGCAATGTAACTGGTACTGGTTACGCTCAAGGCGCTAATTCTAGAACTTTTACTTTGACAACAGGTGGTAGTGGTTATATTTCTTCTGGTGGAGATGTTTTTCCAGGTTTGTTAAAAGGCCATACGTATAAAATAGTATTAAAAGTATCAAATTATTCAGGTAGTGGTGACATAGGCCTTGCTTCTGATGGTGATGCAAATGTTGGTCAATGCGCTAGAAGATCAGGTAACGGTACTGTTGAGTATAAATTTAAACCTACTACTTTAGCAATATACAACCAGTTAAAATTAACTAAAGCAAGCACTGCGGCTGGT